CGGAAAGGCAAAGAAGCTGTGAAGGAAGCCTCTGGCCAGAAATCCAGCGTGAGTTCGGTCTCACCGAGTACGAGTACCCCGTCAAAGGAGGGGAGCGTGACTACAGAAGTTACACCATCCACAAAGAGTACCAAGAAGCAGCGGCAGAAAGGTTCAGAGAACAAGGAGCCAGCCAAGCTAAAATCGATGAGTTGTATGGAGAGGATACTCTTGCAGCAACTAAGCTTGTTACAGCCTCAGGATTTGAGCAACCTGCTCCAGGACCAAAAGTTGTCCAAGGCATGTCGCGACAAGATCTTGAGCGACTTGTTGATGAGGCTACCAGCAGCGTCAAGCTTGACGCTTCCCCAGGATACCCCTACGCCAGTACCTACCCTACCAATGGGGACTTCATCAAGCTCTCAAAGCCAGAGCTTGTAAGGTTAACCGTTGACAGGCTGATAGCATTACAAGAGATCGACTTACTAGAGTTGTTCTCTTTGCCAGCTATCACCCTTGTTAGGTTGGGGTTAGCAGACCCCATAAAGGTGTTTATTAAAGATGAGCCGCATAAACCGGCTAAGATTAAAGAAGGGAGGATGAGATTAATATCATCCATGAGTATCGTGGATCAGTTGGTTGAACGAGTTTTGTTTTCTGGTATGAATAATGAGGAGATCAGGCGATGGAGTAGTATACCCTGCAAACCGGGAATGTCTCTTTCTGATGTAGGGTTAGCCAAAATAAAGCGCTACATCGGTAAATGGAAGAGAATTGTTTCTATAGATGTTAGTGCCTGGGATTGGGCTTTTAGCGGTAGAGATTACGCGAGTGATTTCTTGTATAGGAGCCTAGCCACTCAAGCCGATGAGTTTGCCATGAGTCTCATGGCTAAGAGGTTACGAGTGCTTTCCTTGGGCACATTTGTGTTTGAATCTGGTCGGGTTGTTTCACAAGAGATCCCGGGCTTGATGAAGTCCGGGTCATACTTGACATCCTCCACCAACAGCCACGTCGCCGTTATGCTAGCCTACAAGGCAGGCGCGGAAAACGTTATGGCTATGGGGGATGATGTGGTGGCCGAATTGTTTAGCGGCGTTTCATTTGATGATGTTCGTCGTTATTACGTGGAAACAGGCCGGAAACTTAAAGTGGACAGTAATGATGTGGTCGAGTTCTGCTCCCACGTTTTCCTAGACCCTCCTAGGCCGGCTGACCTGTCAAAAATGGTTTGCAAATTGACTTCGCACGTCAATTATTTCGACATTATGAATAGGTTGAGTAACTTTCGATACGAGACTAGACACCATCCAGACGCTAAGAAGATTTTCTACAAGGTTCTTGATACTTGCATAAGGGAGTACCAAGATGACGATGATGTTGCTGACATGCTGTATTCTTTGTACAGCAGTGAAGAGGACGATCAGTAAGTTTATTACTGTGACCTAGCTTCCGGGTCACAAAAGCAAAAAGATAGCTGAAGCATAAAATGGTTAAAACCAAGAATACCAAGGTTATTCGAAATAACCGAAATGGCAATAACAAGACTGCAAAGAAAGCTAAAAGACGCGGTGGCTCTATGGCTCAAATTGAAAACGACCCAGCTGTTAAATGGGCTAAGCTCATTGCTGACCCTTGTTACGGACAGCTTACTCATCCTTTGTATGGAGGTACGACAGGAGGGTATTTAGCTAGGTTTAAACGTACGTTTACAGCCCACACTACTGCGGGTTTAAATAACGGATGGTTTGCATGGTTTCCTGAATACCATTGCGACCAAGGTAACGCCGCTAGCGCGAATTTCTACGCGCCCCAATCCTCATGGTTGTATGAGAGCAGTTCGGATGTTGGATTCCCGACTAATAGTCAGGGGGATCCTTTCGGTAGCGCTCCTAACTCAGCCAGACCTCAGCAAGATCCAGCTAGCACCTTTTTGAGAGGTGTAAACGGGACTGCGAGAACGGTAGCTGCGTGTGTTAAAGTCATGTACACAGGCCCACCTTTGACTAAGTCAGGTGTATTTACATTTGACAACCAAGTTAAAGCGTCCCAAGTATTTGATTTTAATGCAGCTGGAGTACCGACCATTGCTCAACAAGCAGGAACTCACACAGTGTCCTGCCCTACTCCGAGGACTGTGGAGGTGCGGTGGATTCCTAACCTAGTCAACTCCGCTCGTTATAGACGAGCCACACCTTCTTCAGTCAATTCCACCGGACAGACTAACGTTTACGCAGATGATGCGTTGGTCATGTCTACCTTCCCTACAGCAACGCCTTCACTTAACGGCTCTACATTTTCTGATGCCACTGGTATAGTTATAACATGGAGAGGTCTTCCATCTACGATCGCTGGTGACCTCACTTTTGAATGTTACAAAGTGGTCGAATGGCTGCCATATGAGAACACTCAATTGGCTCAACCTAGACCTGCTCCACCATCACAAAACTCTGTCAACAGGGCTTTTGATTACATCACCAGTATGGCACGCTCGATTAGTTATGCCGGAGATATCAGTGAATCTATTTCGGGTGCTGTTTATTCAGTTCAGAAGATGGTCACTGCGGCGAAGAAAGTGAAAGCTTTAATGGGCTGATCACTTTAAATCATCAAGCAGCGATAGCTTTAACATGCCGATAGGTTACCACGCTGCGCATAACCTAGCGTGGATTAAACCGCGCCTATCGGACCCGTGTCTGGTCAAGATGCAAAGACACTATACCTTTAAGGAGAAGCCCACAAAGATTATGCATGGTTGGGCACCTATGTGGTTAAATACCGAGAACGACACTCTAAAC